TCTTGCCGATTCTACAATCGTCATCCCCCTTATAGACCTGTCCACTATGTTACCTGTACTTATGGGTATGCTTGGTTTAGGTGCAATGCGTACTGTTGAAAAGACTAAAGGAGTTAAGTAATGTCTCAATATGATAGACCTTTTGACGAGTACGAACGACTTCAAGAAGACAGGTTTGAGTATGCTTTAAACGATAATCCTTTAGACTATCAGGACGATTTTTTAGCTCGAAACGCTGACTTGCCTTTTATGGAAATCACGGAAGAAATGCTTGAATATGTTAACTTTTATGACGAAAGCATTCCGGGCGCAAGTCGAGGCGGTCAATTTACTCCTGAGTATCAACGAGTACATTACTACAACCAACTTATTGGCGATGGTGTCAGTGAACAAAAAGCGCGTGAGTGGTTTGAAGCAAATGACGGTACTGATGAGAATGAGATATACCGTACTTTTCAAAACACTAGAAGAGAAGATTATGTAGAAAAACAAAGTACTTATTTTCGAGCTTTAGATAACCTTAGAGAAGAAAACCCTAGTCAATATGAGGAAAGGTTAGGCGACGCTAGTTTCGGCGAAAAAATGAATTACCTAAATCATCTACATGATAAAGGTGAGATTAGCGAAGAACAATATAAAGATGTCTATATAGAGACATACAATAACGACCAAAGAAAGAACAGCGACCAACCTCAGTATATTGTTGAAACACAAGCAGTAAGAGACTCAGTAGAGCAATACGGTAGAGAGGAGCAGAATAAGTATAAAGCAGGGGATGACATCTATATGTTGTACGACCCTGAAAACCCACCGGGAGATGTATTCCTTGTAGTAAACCCTTCGAATTTTTCACCGTCGAGTAATCAAAACCAGTATAAAGGAGAAGTAGGTTACAGTATAGGTGACAGGCCGAGTACAGAATTTAGTAGGGGTGATGAAAGGTCGGACTGGGTAAAGGCTAGAGATGAAATTTTAAAACCAATAATAAAAGTAGGTTTAATGTTTACTCCTGTTGGCCCTTATGTTGCTGCCGCTGATGCTGCTTATAAAGTAGCCACAGGTCAAACACTAAAGACAGGTGATTATTTAGGTTTAGCCCTAGCAGGTCTACATGCATCCGATGTACTAGTACCGCCGACTACACAAGTAGATGCAGCTACGGGATTAGAAACTGTTGTAGATGCAGGTAAAGGTTTAGCAGGCTTCGATTATGGACAAACACTTGCTATTATTAATGGTACAATAAATGAAGACCCCTTGGCAGCTATTCTGGGAGGAACCAACATTCTCCCTAGCGTACTTGCAAACTCAGGAATACCACAAGAACTTATAAATGACCCTGATTTTATAGCAGGTGTTACTAGGTCTTTAGAAACAGCAGCTTCTGGTGAAGACATTCAACAAGCATTAGAAGATGGTTTAACTAAGTACGTAAGAGAGGGCGGTGGTTTTGGTGTAGACCTTCCTGACGGTTCTTCTTTCGATATTGACTTAGGATTTTTAGGGGATGCTCTTAGTTCTGTAGGAACTGCTATTGGTGACATTGGTTCTGCCGTTGGTAATTATGTAGACCCTGTTTTTGGTGCTATAGGAGACGCAGGAGCAGCCTTTGGAGACTTCGTTGACCCCGTAATACAAGCAGGTCAAGACGTTATTGGCGCAGGCTCTCAAGTAGTGGGTGACGTTATCGACGCAGGCTCTCAAGCAATAGGTGACGCTAGTTCGGCAGTAGGAGACGTTATTGACCCTGCTTTAGGTGCTATAGGAGACGCAGGTTCTGCTCTTGATGATACTGTTTCTGATACTATAGGTGACGTAAGCTCAGCCGTAGGAGACGTAACAGACCCTATTACAGGTGCTATAGGAGACGCAGGTTCATCCATTGATGATGCTAGAAAAAAAATTGCTGAAATGTTTCCTGATTTAAACTTTGATTCTCTAAAGAAACCTTCTGCTAGTAGAACAACTGACGATTTATTTCCAGAATTTAAACTAGATTCTTATGTAGGTATTACAGACAGACCTTTACTTAAATATGAAGACCCCTTTTCTAATGACCCTTTTAAGAGTACAATTTAATGAATTATTTAGAAGCAATTAACAAAGTACTACGTAGGCTACGGGAGGACGAAGTAACGTCCCCTGATTCTACTGCGTACTCTAAACTGATAGGTGAGTTTGTAAACGATGCAAACAAACTAGTTGAGGACGCTTGGGATTGGTCTGCGCTGCGTAAGGAAGATACTATAACTACTGTAGCAGGACAGCGTGATTACACTCTATCTAACTTGACGCAAGCCTTTAAAACTTTACAGGTATCTAACAGCACTAAGAAGTGTTTTTTAACGCTAGGGACTGAAGCAGGTTTACAGGAAGATAAGTTTGTCAACACAGCAAATTCTTCCACCCCTAACAACTATATCTATACTGGGTATGATGTAAGTACCGATACTATGGGTGTAGCTTTTTATCCTGTTCCTGATAAAGCATACAGCATTGTTTTCAATGTAGTAGACAGAAGTGATGAACTAACATCCACTAGTGATTCTATTAAAGTTCCTTCATTGCCTGTTGTTCAGTTAGCTCAAGCAATGGCTATTGAAGAGCGAGGTGAAACAGGCGGCACTACGTCTAGCAAGGTGTACGCGCAAGCAGCTAGTTCGTTGAGTGATGCTATTGCTTTCGATGCAGCCCGTTTCCCTTCTGAGTTAGTGTGGTACGCCGTATGAGCCAACGATTACAGAATCTAACAGTAGCAGCACCGGGATTCCTTGGTATCAATACCGAGGAGTCTCCAGTGGGTATGAATCCTGCCTTTGCTTCCATTGCTGATAATTGTGTAATTGACAAGCGTGGTCGCGTAGGGGCGCGTAAGGGATACAATACAGTATCTACTAACGGTGGTAGTGTCCTAGGAAGTAGCCGAGGTATCGAAGGTATCTTTGAGTTTACTTCCTTTGGTGGTGTTACTACGTTGTTCTCTGTGGGTAACAATAAGATATTCACAGGTACAACCACACTAGCCGAAGTTACTCTCCCCGGTGGCTACTCTATATCAGCAAACAATTGGAAGATAACATCCTTTAATGATGACGTATACTTCTTTCAGACAGGTCATGCGCCTCTTAGGTCAGCTTCTGGAAGCACTACTCTTGTTGAAGTATCAGGTGCACCTCAAGCTAACGAAGTGCTGTCAGCGTTTGGTCGTCTTTGGGCGGCTGACTTAGCAGCTGATAAACATACTGTACATGTTTCTAGTCTATTAGCAGGTACTACATGGTCAGGAGGTAGTTCCTTTACTATAGACCTTACCCAGTTCTGGCCTGAAGGCTACGATGAGATTGTAGCGTTGACAGAACATAACGGTTTGTTTATTGTCTTTGGCAAGCACTCTATGTTGATTTATGATGGAGCGCAAGGTGGTGACGGTGTAACAGGTAGCCCGGCAGTTGCAGGCTCTACTATATTCCTAAAGGACACCGTAGAGGGCGTAGGATGCATTGAGAGGGACTCTATACAAGCCACAGGTAACGACATACTGTTCCTGTCTAATCGCGGTGTAATGAGCTTAGGGAGGCTTATACAGGAGAAGTCGCTACCTCTACGTGACGTTAGTAAGAATGTACGTACTGACTTAATGGAGATGTCTAACTTTGAGTCCTTGCCTGTTAAGAGTGTATACAGTGCTGAAGACGCTTTTTACTTGTTGACGTTCCCGTCTAGCAATACTACTTACTGTTTTGACGTAAGACAGCCTATGGAAGATGGTTCGTTTAGAGTGACTACATGGTCAGGTATTCTACCTTTAGCCTTCAATGAGCTTGCTAGTGATGGTTTCTATATAGGACTGTCTACAGGTATTGTTAAGTACGCAGGATACTTAGATGACGCCGCCACGTACCAAATGTCTTACTACAGCAATGAGCTAGACTTTGGTAATCCGGGTATTCTTAAGTTCCTAAAGAAATTCCACATAACAGTAATCGGCGGTGGCAGTGCTACAGCAAACCTTAATTGGGCTTATGATTACTCTGATAACTTCAGTAAACAAAAGTTTGAGTTTGAAGCAGCAGGTGTTGTTGGTGAGTACAATGTAAGTAAGTTTAACACTACTGCGGAGTTTACAGGGGGTGTAGAGATTCAGACACCAAAGGTAAATACCACAGGTTCAGGAAACGTAGTAAAAATTGGAGTAGTATCTACTATTAATAATAATGCTTTTGCAATACAAAAAATTGACATACTAGCTAAAATCGGGAGACTTTTGTAATGTCTGATTATACAGTAACAACAAACTTTGCAGAGAAGGACGGGTTTCCTTCAAATGACCCACGTAAGGTTATCAAAGGCTCTGAGTTTACTACGGAGTTTAACAACATTGCTACAGCCAGTGCAACCAAGGCTGACCTCGCGTCACCTACGTTCACAGGTACAGTGACTATACCAACTGCTGCTATCACTACAGCCAACACTACTACAGCCAACACTACTACAGCTAACATTACCACAGCTAACTGTGATAACTTGTCTGTTGAGAAAGCTACTAACGATGGTGATACAGACTTACTTATTCATAACACAGGTACTGGCGATGCCGATGCAACCTTGACACTTGATTCGTCAGCAACAGGTGAGAGTGAAATTAACTTTTTACATGACGGCTCTTTAGGTGCAACAATAGAATACTTTGTTGACGGGGGTTCTCCTGACTTAAACATTAAAACTTTAACTTCAGGGAGTGTTATTGACTTACAGCCTAACGATGTAAATGCACTAAGAGCCGCTGAAGGTGTCGTTACTGTTACAGGTGATTTAAGAATTAGTGATGGTTCAGTTAAGGGTGAAATAGGTATTGTAGACACTACTAACATTTATCTTGCTGACAACATTGCAGGTTTGCGAATAAGTGGTGCGGACACTAATAACATTTTTGCTTGTGATGAGAATGGTGCTATCACTAACGGTGTTACTAACTTAGGCGCCAGTACAGGTCGTTTTAAGGAAGGTTATTTTACAGATTTAAAAACTAATGATTTAACCGTAGAAAAAGTAGGCGATGCTAAAATTACCATTAAGGGTACAGACTCAGGTGGTGACGACGATGACGCTGAGTTATACTTAGACTCTAACGGTAATGGCGAGTCTGCTATTCGTTTCCTGACCGATGGTGCTGATGGCGCTGCCTTATTTTGGTCACCGCAAAGCAATGATGATTTCGTAATTCAAACCTATTCCTCAGCATCTGATGGTGGTATTCATCTGCGCGTTAAGGAAGAGGATTCATTGCTTGTTAAGGCTGACGGTGTTCTACAGTTAAGTGACGGTGCTGTTAAAGGTACGGTTGGTATTTTAACTGGCAGTGATGATGTTTATTTTGCAGACGCTGTTGCCGGTATTCGAGTAAGCGGAGCAGGTACTAATAATATATTCCCCTGTGATTCAGCAGGAGCTAGTACTAATAAGGTAACTAATTTCGGTACTTCTATACATCGTTGGAAGACTGGTTATTTTGATGAGGAAGTAAACTTTTCTAACGGTAAGATAGGTACTGTTTCTGGTGATGAAATTTTTATAGCGGACGCTGTTTGTGGTTTACGGATGTCTGGTTCCGGTACTATAAACATGTTCCCGTGTGATGGAGCCGGTGCAGGTACTAACGAAATTGCTAACTTAGGTACTAGCAATGACAGATTTAAAACTATCTTTTCTAAGAATGCCTTGGACACTTCCTCTGACCGTAACCTAAAGCAAAGCATTGAAGAACTCAGTGAAGCTGAAGTAAGGGTTGCACAGGTTTGTAAAGGTTTAATTCGTAAGTATAAGTGGAAGGACTCAGTAGAAAGAAAAGGTGTTGACGGTTCTCGTTATCACGTAGGTGTGATAGCACAAGACTTGGAAGCAGCTTTTGCAGCTGAAGGTTTAAACGCAGAGGAATACGGTATGTTTACAAGAAGTGAAGAAACAGGAACTCTTTCAGTAAGTTACTCTGAACTATTAGCATTTATTATTGGAGGGCTGTAGTATGAGTGTAGGTAGTTTATTTGGTGCAGGTGCTAATTATTATTTAGTAGACGAAATGCGGGATAGGCTTCAGGGCTTAGGCGAAGACGCCCGCTCAGGGGCAACGGACATTGCTAATCAAGCAGTAAGGGATACAAGGTTTCAGCCGTATACTGTAAGTTCTAATTTAGCTAACGTAGGTACAACTGCTCAGGGCGGTTTAGCCGTAAACTTAACGCCTCAACAGCGAGCAATGCAGAACGCGGCGTTTGGACAGGCTAATCAATTCTTTGGTCAAGCAGGGCAAGGAATGACTCCCGCAGAACAACGGGCTGCTTTGTCTTTGTTTAATCAAGCTCAGGGACAGTTTGGTCAAGTCGGTGAAGGCATGACACGAGCCGAACGAGACGCACAGAACCGTAGATTTAGAGAAGCAGAGTCAATGTTCGGTCGCGCTAGAGGCGACACAGGGGCACTTGCCAGTGAATACTACGAGAACATCCGAGCAGCACAGCGTCCTGAAGAAGAACGTCAGCGCATGAACCTAGACCAAGGTTTGTTCTCTAGTGGTCGTGGTGGTATTTCTACTGCTGAGTTTGGTGGAACTGCTGAAGAGTTTGCTTTTGAAAAGGCCAGAGCAGAGGCAGGCTTACAAGCGTCAGCAGCTGCACGACAGGCAGCGTTAGGCGAGCAAGCACAAGCCCTAAAATCAGCACAAGCGTTATCAGGTCAGGCGTACTTAGGTGAGCAAGCATCACAAGCAAGGGACGCACAAGCACTTGCTTTAGGTACAGGCTTAATGAGCCAGTCCTTTAGCCCTGAACAGCAAGCTTTAGCACAACAGACAGGTTACGGAAACTTAGGCGCGCTGATGATGGGTCAAGGCTACGTGCCACAGCAGCAAGCCATTAGTTTGTTTGGTGCTTCACAGATACCGGCACAGTTAGCATCGGCAGGGCAG